ATAGTTTTTCTGCAGCAGGACTAGGTTTCTTTGCAGACAGCGCACTAATAGAAGCCAACGTTATTCGTGACAGCGCAGCACAACTCGAAGAATATAACGTACAGATTGCTGCCTTACAAAAACGAATAAAAGGGCTTTCTGAATCTAATTTTGGCGGTATCAACGACGGCCGTTTAAGTATTAAACAAGAACAGTTAGACAAACTTACAGAAACCCGTAACTTATATGAGCAACTACAGCCCGCAATAGATGCAGCAACGATAAAGCAAGCACAGTTCAACGACGCTCTTGCAGCAGTAACCCCCGGAGTAAACGCACTGGTCGGCGGCCTACAAGATGTAGTCGCTGGAACGAAGACCGCTGAGGAAGCCTTCGCCGACTTCCTGAACACAGTTGCGGACCAGCTAATCCAAACAGCCGCAGTAATGATCGCGCAGTACATCGCCATCGGCCTCGCCAAAGCCTTCGCAGGTCTAGGCGGTACTCCCGGCGGTGGAGGCATCGATTCCTTCGGCGGAGGAAACCCTCTTGGTGCGCTAATCGGGTCCACGCCTTTCCCTGGCTTAGCCACTGGCGGCACAGCAGACGGCGGCCAAGCCTACATCGTGGGCGAGAAAGGCCCCGAGCTATTCATCCCCGGTGTCACTGGAACGGTCACCAACAACGACCAATTCGCGGCAGCTTACGATGCAATGAGTGGCAGCGGGGGTGGCTCATCCACTGCCTTCAGCGAAAACTCTGACGCCATTGCAGTCAGTAACAGCTACACCCGCGAACGCACGCTGGAGCGTGAGCGCAATGAGACAAGCACCAGCAGCGGCACAATGCTGATTGAGACGCAGGTCATCAATAACGTGGAATATGCCACTGTCGATCAAGTCGATAAGGCAGCAGCAGCTAGCGCCAAGCAAGCCCGTGCCCAAGTCTTTAGCGACATGAAGAACCGCCCCGCCACCCGCCGTCAGTTAGGGATCAGCTAATGATTGCAATCGGCACCTACGTCTTACTGAAACAAGCAGACGGCATCATTACTCCTTACCGCTTCCAGAACTTCCACGCCGGGGAGTCCCGAACATTTCAAGGTCTGCCCTACATGTTCGCAGGCTTTGGCTTTAGTGGAGGCACCGTAGATTTACAGGGAGCCAACATCTCAGCATCAATGGTATTTGCTGTGAATGCGCTCGACCTAAACGTCTTCAAGCAAGCAGCAGATGAACGCTGGATCGCACAAATCAACACCGTTTGGCTTGACCCCGACACGCTGGAAGAAACAGACAACTACAGCTCAGAGGTATATCAAATTGTCGGTTTTGAGCACGACAGCAGCCGCCTGCAGGTGAGGCTCGGCAGCCCACTAGACGCGGTTGTTGCCGACACCCCACGTAGAACGCTGACCCAATCACTGGTTGGAGCGTTGCCTTCCACCGGAAACATTTCTCTGAACTAATGCTGAGCCCTAACGACGGCAACTGGATTCCGCTTCTGCCCCAAGACCGGCAGATCATGGAAATCACCGGCATGGACGAGAAGCAATATCGAGCGTTTATGCGCGAGACAATGCTGCGCCATGGCGTCAAACCAGGCGACCCAGTGGCGTTTGATCTAGTCACCTTCGCGGTGGTGCTAATCGTTGGCTTGGTGCTATCAGCATTAGCTGCATTACTGCTCCGCAAGCCGCAACCAAAACAACCTGAGTACGAAACCAATACGGTCCAAGGTCAGGACATACAAAACAGCAGCAGGTTCACACCAACCTCAGGCTTTGACAGCGTCCAAAACGTTGTCGAACTTGGCTCAACTATTCCTCTTGTTTATACCAACCGCCAGGAGATCGACGGCATTGCCTACGGCGGCGTCAGAGTCAACACCAATCTGCTGTGGAGCCAGCTTTACAGCATCGGTGGCGGTCAACTCCTTCGCGCATTATTCCTCGTAGGAGAAGGCACAATCCCACAGCTAGATGTCGATCAATTTGCCATTGGCAACAACATCATCGGCAGCTACAAACTCGAAAGCACCGAAGCCGGGCGCATCAGCCTGTACTACTCACCAGACGGCGGACGCATAACCAGCAGCGATTACGTCGCTGGTCTCCGAGCAGGCTTAGACCCAGGCAACGCTGAAAACGCTGGAGCGACCGACGTATTCCAAGCCCGTGGAGCGGACATGGACTTCGGTCCAAACTTCTGCTTTACCAGCACCCCATCAAACCAAACAGTCTTCGGTCTATACGGACACCTAGGAAACAACTTCGGTCTAAAACCCAACCCAAGCCTGCGCCCACAGGTCAGCCTGAGTTCAGATTCAGACGGTGATGTCATCTGTCCCTTAGACAGACAAGAGAGAGGCCAACGCACCAAACAAGGGAGGAGATACCCCGGACGCAGCGGAATCGTTGGAGCGTCTGACGGTCAGCGCGTGGCCGAGGTTGACGAAAACCTGACCTTCAAAATCTTCCAGCAAACTGACGGCAACGGATTCTTCACTGTCCCCTTAGACGACGATGAAGAGGGCGCACCGGCAACAATCAGCCTGAACGATGTTGGCTCCACAATTGCCTCAAGGCAAAACAGTTATGACGACAACTTGAGCGTTGGCGAGCTATACCGCGTTGGCAGCGCAATGGCAATTTGCACAAGCCGCACAAACAAAGTCTTCATCTCCGACATTGAGAGTACATCTTTAAGTGCTGGGCAAACAGTCGAAGCCAACTTTCGCGTGGTGCGTCGGGGCATAATCGCGCAGTACACAGAAGGCAAATTAAACCCACCCATTTATGACGGTGACATCGGCGAGAACCCACCACCTAACGCAGTAGGGCTAGAGCCATGTAGCAAAACACCTCAGATTTTCCGGTGTGCTGAAAGCTCATTTGCTACCGAGCGCGTCGGACAAGTTGTAGAACTAGGACTAAGAAGCAGCCTGGGCTTAGATGTAAACGGTCTCGCCAATTTCGGAGACTGCACCTATTCAGACGGCGGAACAGTAAAAACCAGAACATACAACGTAATCGATGGCCAAGCCTGCGAGGACTACAAGGGCAGCAGCATTGACGGTGTCAGCTCCATTAACTATCAGAACGGCACATACCAGAGCCCCGAAACTCAATACTCCTTTTTTCTTATCGCCTACCGAGAGGCAGCAACAGACGACGCATTCACAGAATTCAGCCCGTTCTTTGGGATAAGAGGGCAGGGCGGAACAAACATGTATAACTATCTGCGATTCGATTTCGGCGAAGAAAAGCGTTGGGAATTTCGCCTAACACCAGTCAGCAGCTGGGAGGTCAGGAGTTCAAGCAGACAGCTACAGGTATTAGATTACCGCTCCTCTTTAACAAGTTATACGCAAGGCAACGCAAAAATTCAATACAACGGTGCAGCAATTAGTAACTTCTTCGAGAACTTTGCGCTGCCTGTAACTCGCACCATCGGATCAGAAGACATTGGCACGGGGTTTGATGACTTCGTTCAGCAGCAAGGTTTTTATGTAGACGCTTATGCCCGTTTAGCAGAAGCTTTCATCTACAGCGAGATCAGCAGCAGCGCCGTAAACAACCCAGCACACCAGATCGTTTACATCAACACCGTCACCAAGAACAAAGACGTTCCCAACTACGACAACCTGGCGCTGGTGGGAATGAACATCCGCAGCAGCAAAGAGATCACCCAGCTGAGTCAGTTCAGCGTCTATGTCAACAAGGGAATCGGCAGCACAAGCAACTTCCCTGACATCCTTTATGACCTGCTGACTAACAAGCGATACGGCACCGGCAAGATTGTCAGCCTGGAGCAGATCGACAAAGCTGCCTTTGACTACTGCAGCGACTGGGCAGCAAACCGCAAATACTTCTTCGATGGAGCGGTCTCAGAGAAACTAAACATCCGCAGCTGGGCATCAGAAACAGCAACCAACTTCCTGCTTGAGTTTGTAATCCGCAACGGTAAGTTCTCGCTACAACCTGTTGCCAACTTCGACGGTCCCGAAACAGTCAAGGGTCTTTACACGGCAGGCAACATCATCGAAGAGAGCTTTGCCCTGAACTACTTCGACGAACAGTCACGCATCCCGCCCCGTGTCAGCGTGAAGTGGAGAGAGGAGCGGCAGTCCACAGCTGTGGATAACAAGGGATTATTCCCCGTGGTGCGTGAAGTCACCGTGCGCGAAGCCACTACAGCAGAAGACGCTCCACTGGAGCAGATCGACCTAAGCAACTTTTGCACCAGCCTGGAACAAGCAATCGACAGAGGTAAATGGGAGTGCCGCACCCGCCGCATTGTCACTCACGGAGTCACCTTTAAGACCACCCCAACTCAAATCACACTGGACATTGGCGCTGTCTTCAAGCTCGGTTTAGAGACATTTTCGTATGACCAGCCCAGTAATGGCGCAGTCGATGCAGCTGGAATTATCACCTCATGGCCCGAGTTGCCTGATGGCAGCTACCCAGTCTTGTACTGGGACGGTACTACACAAGCGATCACCGAAAAAACCATGGTGATTGCCAATGGCGTAACCGATCCTGGCCCGGCAGTGTTCTCAATCAAGACCGTTTCCAATGACGCGCAGACGTACCGCACCCAATCTCTGAGCTTTGATGAAGAGGGCAACATCGACGTTGAAGCCAGCTACTTCCCGACTGGTGATGATTACATCTCAGATCTAGTTCGCAACTGGGACGATGCGTCAAAATGGGTGATAGAGGGGGACCAATCATGAGCATCGACTTTCCAGAGATATGCCCCACCCGTAGGACTTACACACCAGGCGAGTACGCAACAAAGCGTTTCTCTGCCATTAACGGAACCAGCAACATACGGCTGTACGGAAGCAAAGCATTTGACGCTGCATTGAGTATGTCGTTTCTACTTAGCGATGCGGAAATGGCAAGCCTGCTCGACTCTTGGCACGAATCCAAAGGAGGTTTTTACACACTAGACCTGCCCGATTCAGTGTTCGCAGGCATCAGCCCAGATTTACAAACACAAATTCCAGAGTACTTACAATGGAGATGGGCAGAGATGCCTTCTGTTGAATCCGTTATGCCTGACCGCTCACGGGTTCAAGTTCAGCTGATCGCAACTTTGGATTCCTAATGGCAGTACAAACAGGAGCTGACGGTCAGCTGAAATACAACAACAAGATCATCGGACGCTGCAGGGACTGGAGCATCTCAATCAACAAGGATGCTTTAGAGGACACCTGCCTTGGAGCGTACGACCGCAGCTATGTCGAGGGACTACGCGGTACAACCGGCAGCGCAACTGTGTTGTACGACCCCAGCGATGCAACCGCAAACGCAATGCTGAACTCAGTGCTCACCAACGGTGAAGGCGAGTCAACCATGGAGTTCACTCTTTCCCGAGGTAATAGCCGAGCGTTTACCTGCAGCGGTTTCATCACCAGCATTAGCCCCAGCGTTTCCGTTGGTGCGGCTACTGCCTGCAGCATCTCGTTTCAGGTATCTGGCAAACCTACAGGTGGCTTCTGATGGCAGTTTTAGGTGTAGGCGGGAGACTAAAACTCAAGCGCAGCGCACCTGAAGCGTGCGTCATCAACTCTGAAGCAATCATCCCAGAGATCAACAGTATCGGAAGCATCTGCCCCGGCTACTGGAACGGCGACCACGTCAGCACGCTTTGTCTACCCCTAGCTAACGACACCTACCCAGCAAACCCAAGCGGCTACGCCACATACTTTGGTTCCCGCTGGTTTCTTGGCCCTAACCGCACCCAGATCACAGCCAAATCAGACCAGTTTTACAAAACAGACACAGAAGACTACCCAGACGGCCAATTCGGTGGGGCGTCCCAGTTCTATTCCCGTGAGGGCGACACCTCCGGCGGCGAAGTAATCGATGGTTGCCAGAACTCGGACTACTGGATCCACATCGATGACCTGGGGCGCGTCAGTTTCTACACCAGCCGTTGCGATGCTTTAAGAGGCTGTGAAACAGGGCGTGTAGAGCTAGCACTCGTCGCATCTGCGGGTCAGATCACAATTGCACCATTTGGCAGCATCGAATATTTCAATGCCGTTTGGGAATGCGTATCTGCCTATGGCGAGTATCAGTTCAGCGACGGGCAAGACTCGATCACCCTAATAAGTATCTGTGCTGACGCCCCACGTTACGAAATACCTGAGGCTGGAACAGATGAGTACGACAATGCAGACCTATTGCCCCGAGGTCAGCAAGGCTCTACCGCACCGTTCTGGCAAATACTTTGCGACATCCGGGAGTGGACTTTGGAGCTAAATGCCCCAAGTGTGGACACTACTGCCGTTGCAGAGAAGTTTGGCACAGCAGTCAAATCACTGGTCACAGCAGGCGGCAACACCGAGTTCTTGATTGACCGCAAGTGCTTCGAAAGCGACGAAGTCGACAATGGTTTGGTGCTGATGCAGCTGCTGATGATGACCGAAAAAGGTTGCGAAGCCTCCGCCGAGTTCTGGATCATGTCAGGAACAGAGCCTTGCGAAGCAGACTGCGAACAAATCAACGGTGGTCTCTACTACGCCTGCGACATCCTTATCACCAACACTGCGGTAAACCTGCGCCCCACCGAGATCGTGGCTGGTACGGCATCCTTTGTCTCCACCGGAGAAATCAAGCTTTTAGTAGCGCCTTAGAATGGGCTTACCTCTTTAAGTAAGCCAGGCGTGACTGAACTACAACGAGCCGGGCAAGTAGGTTCACTAGGTCATATCGACACAACCCAAGCCGGGTTTCAAAACCAAATTGACGCTTTAACCGACACAGTTCGGCAAATTGCTGGCCACCCAGAAGTACCAGGCGACCCGCTCAGTGCTCCTTATGTTCTCTATGTAGACGCCAATATCGGATCAGACGTTTTTGTAGCAGGTGATTATGTAGGCAGCGACGATGGCTCATACGAATCAAAGATGCGCCGCATCTCACTGCAGCGCCTGGAATGTGGCTACACCGTTGCGCGTCCATTCCGTACCATCTCCCGCGCCATCATCGAAGCGGGCATCATTACAAGCCGTGACTACCTAAGTAGCAGCCCAACCCCTCGCGGCGATCTTGTCAGCATCGTCTTGTCCGCTGGTGCGTCAACAGTCCTCAATGATGCGGGCGAAACAGCAACACCCGTCTGGACAGATGGTCAAGACCCAACAGACGCTGAGCTGATTGCGTTTAACCCCAAAACAGTTGGTGGTTTGATCCTGCCTAGGGGCTGCAGCTTAATCAGCATGGACCTGCGCAAGACAATCTTGCGTCCCAACTTCGTCCCCACTCCCGAGACAGAAGCAGCTGACTACAGCAACCGCCGCGCCATCTTCAAGACCACAGGCGGTGGCTACTACTACGGCTGGACCGTTCTCGACAAGCTAGGAGCAACAACTAGCGCACACCTACTCGATGTTTTCCAATACACAAGCAAAGCAGAACTAGACGAGTTCTACGGCAAGATCCGCTCTTCATTTAGTGCCGTAGCAAATATCGATGACGCCCTTGCCGTTCCCCGCTCCAACGAATATCAGATCGTTGGTCCACTACCACCAGCCGCAACCGAAGCAGTCGACACAGTTGGTGGTGCTTCTCCTTACATCTACAACATTTCCCTGAGAAGTGTCTACGGAATCTGCGGCGGCTTCTTCGATGGTGCGCGCAACGAAGGATTCTCCTCCTGCGTGATTGCTCAATACACAGCAATCTCACTGCAAAAGGACATGTCCTGCTTTGAGATCTACTCAGGTGGAACGTGGGGACCAGTCAATAACTACGACGACTACATCAACGCCAATCCAAACGACCTGCGGATGAAGCCAGGCAGGCGCAGCTTCCACATCCGTGCAATCAATGACGCAATCATCCAAGAGGTCAGTGTCTTTGCCATCGGCCAAGGCGTTCACCACTGGGTTGAATCAGGCGCATCCGTCACGACAACCAACAGCAACAGCAATTTTGGTGGAGTAGCTGCACTTGGCGAAGGCTACAAATCAGTTGCATCCCTAAATGACACCGGCTGGAGCGTCAACCGTCTGCGGGTTGCTACTGACCTAACCGAGAAATCAAACAACGTCCGCAACACCTTCCTCGGTCAAATCGATGCGAGCACAACTAACACAGCAACCGCAATTGTCCTAGAGGAAGACCTCACCGAAGGCATCTACGACCCCAACACCCCAAGAGTATTAGAAGCACTTGGTTACACCCTCCGCCCCGGCTCATACATCTGGGTGCAAAACAGTCTGGGACAAGACTTCCGCGCACAACTCGCTGACCCCGCATGGGACCGAGCATTCCCCAACACCATCAACGTCACTGGAGCGTTCGAGAACCAAGATGGCGAAATCCCTGGCGAACAGATCACCCCTGGTGTAAACCTGCCTGACCTTGCTGGTCAAAACATCTACATCCGTCGCCTGACTGATGTTCGTAACACCAACGAACGCCGCTATGCAATCCTCGGTCTCAATCTCGGTGGAACGAACCGCACGCCCCAGCGTGATTACATCCTGCAAACCAACCCAGCTGCAGCAGCAATCACAGCTGAGATTCCCTATGACGAATCAATCTGCTGCGCAGTTGGCAGTGCAATCAAGAACGGACCCGGAGGCAGCAACGGTTTAGTTGAACTGCGACGCCTAAATGCAGACAGCAACTGGGTCGCTAACGCTTACTACCGCAACGGTGACACTGTCCGTTATGCAAACAAGCATTGGAACTGCATCCAAACCAATAGCGACCCCAACTTCCTCAGTGACAAGTGGGTCGAATCGTTTGTCCACATGGCAAGCGACTTCAACGCCGAGGACTATTTCAAGAATGCCCAGCCAGCAATCTTGTTTGACAACGACACCAGCGGTGACGCCGATAACACGACCTGCGGCTACGACTTAGCCACGGTATGGTCCACCGACCCCGAGATCCAAGCGCAATATCGCAGCGCCACTGACTACCGAGGCTTGTATAGCTTCCTGCGCAGCATCGGTTTTAGCGAAGCCAACACCCACACGATTCTGCTTCCAACAACAGAAGCACTTCGCGACCGCGATAAC